GGAAGGCCGACATGGTCAGGGCTGCCTGCTGCATATCGGTACGGATGACCGAGAAAGCCGCACGCGGGCCGGCCATCTCGACTTCCAGGTCTTCCAGGAACTCCGTGATGTTGACCTCGTAGTAGCGGGGGCTAAAGAGCAGGCCCGTCCGGGTCTGGCGCCGCGTTACGTCGAAGCTGCCGCCTTTGGCGTAGCTGCCGCCCTTCATGGGCGCATACATGAAGTTCTCCTGGATCTGGGGGCCAATCCACTTCCGGTTGAAGCGGGCCTTGAGCATGGCCGTGACCGGGCCGGCCTTGAAGTAGCCGTCCGTGACGCCCGGCACAATTTCCTTTGTGACGGTCGTGTTGACATCATCGAGCTGGATCGCCACAGCGACCTCCTTCAGTCAGCAACACCATCCCCGCTAGACACCCCGCCCTGCTTGCAAGGCTTCGTAGGCTTCAACGGCGGCATCCAGCGTAAAACGCTTGCTGCGCTCCGGGTCGGCCAGGGCATCGAGTGGCGACGGCTCGGCTCCACGGATGGGGAAGGGGTGGGTGCCCGCCTTCTTCCGCTCCTCCGAGAGCCGTTCCTCAACCAGTTTGTTGATCCGCTGATCCTCAGCTTCCTTCTCCTTTACACGCACCCGTTCGCCGTACGCCTCGTTGTAGGCGTCCGGAAGGGAGAAGACCCGCCCCGGCTGACCGGCTACAGGCTTGCCAAGCTTGGGATTGGCCGTCAGGGCCATGACATCGAGTGCCTCACCAAACCGATGGAAGTGCTCGACGGCCTTGCCCGCCAGCCACGCGGACACCTGGACGTACTCCTGACCAGCTTCGTTGACGACATCCAACGCAATCTGCCGCGGATCGGGGGCGTGTGCGTCGTCCGCTTTCTTGGGCGGCGCGCCATCAGTGGCCCGCTTGAGTTCGACGTACTCATCCAGAGCCGCCTTGTTGGCCCCGTACCACGTGTTCAACTCGTTGTACTTGTCGGTCAATGCCGCCTTCTCGGTGGTCAGCTCGTCCATGAGGCGTGAGTAGTCGGATCGGGCCAGCACCCCATCACCCAGCGTGGTGAGAGCCGCCTCCGCCTCTGCTCCGTTGAAGATGGTTTCTGCCTGCGCCCGCACGCTCTCAGGGAGCTTGGCGAGCACGCCAGCGAGAAACGTCTTGCCAGCCTCGGTTGCCTTACCCATACACACCTCCAGCCAAGCCAGATCTCTCAATCAACTCCCACAGGGCCATCGGTCGGCGAAGATCCTTCGGCATCAGGTTCATTACACGGTTCCTGCCCCGGCGATCCCACGGTCGATACCGCCCATGGGCGGTGCGGGGCCGCTCGCCGTAGGAGAAACAGCTCCGGCACCCCCAACCATCAGATCGGCCAGGTAGCGTTGAAGCAAATCTTTGATGAGCGCGAGCTGTGCGGCCTTGTCAGGTGTGGCCTGCGCGAAGGCGTCAAGCATCTCCGCAATCTTCGTTGCCGCCGAGGTGATACCCGTCAGGATTTCCGGAGGAATGGCACCGGTGGGGACCACGGCCGAACCGCCCGGCACGAGACCCCGAACCTGAAACTGCCCTTCGGGGGCGGCAGGCGTCGGTGAGGGTGGCGGCCCGTCAAGCACAGAGGCCCCAGCGCCAGGCAGCATCGGCTGCGGCATTACCGCTTCCTCGACAGCATGCGGTCCATCTTGCCGAGCGCCGTCGTCATCTTCCGGTGGTGCCGACGCACGGCGGCCATGCGCGGCCGGTTGGCCTGAATCTCGGCAGCCCTGGTCAAGGTGCGGTGATCGTCTTCAGCCTGGTACTGGCGATCCATGGCGGGCATCGGGGCCTTCATCGCGACCCTCCACCAAGACTCCGGCGCCGCAGCGTTTTCACACGCAGGCCAAGATCCTTCATGGGATTGAGGCTCCGCTCGTCTCGGCCGCGCGTCAACCGCGGGTCGACCCGACCGGATCGGTTGGGCAGCTCGACATCGCCACGTTGCGACGGCAGACGCAGGGCGCGTGCGATCCGGTGAGCATTGGTGTGCGGCATAGCCTACCGCTTGCTCATGGATTTCTTGCCGTACATCGACTTTTTCCCACCCTTGCCGTAGTGACCCGTCATGCTCTTCACCGGCCCGACCTCCGCATTTCGCGCTGCACCGACGAGGACTTGCGATGCCACTTGGACGATCCCGGCCTCCCCTTGTTAATCGACGCATGAAAGACCCGCTCGCCTTTCTCCGATCCGTACTGGCGCATCATGGCCGCCTTGACTCGTTGTCCGGTCTTGGTCAGTGGCATCGTGCAGCAGCATCCGGAAGAACAAAGAGGCCGGCCCCTGCCCCCCAAGCAAGAACCGGCCTCGATGATGACGGAGGGACGACTGGAACCCCGTGCAGGCCCGAATCGTTCGCGTCAGTACGAGTGAGATCGCCTAACAGAGTGGACGCGGAGTGGCCGGCTTGTCAAGTGGATAGCCGTGTGGGGAGTGCAACGGCCGGATCGGCCGGGGCACCCGGCGCGACCAGACGGACCTGCTGGCCGGGGAACTCGACCGTCTTTGGCTGGCCGTCATGGCAGTGCACGATGAGCATCCCGGTGTACTGCTGGGCATACACCTCTTCCAGAACCTGGAAGAAGCTCTGTTCACGTACGAGGCGGCGATCGAGTGCCTGCCGCGCGGTCATTTCTCACTCTCTGTCACCGTCGTACGGCCGCCCGGCTCGTCGCCCTTGGTTTCCATGGAGGGTGGGGCCTGACCGGACGCCTTGCGCCCCGCCGGATTGGCCGTCATGCCCAACCCGAGTAGTGCTTGTGCCTGCAATCGTTCGATGACCGTGATAGGCACGCGAAGTTCCAGAAGCTGCCCGGACGGGTCGAGCAGGAAGGTGCGTTGCGTCTCCGGGTCGGTGTACTGCGGGAACGGCCCACCGGCAACCGCCGCCTGCAAGCCCTGCGCGATCAGGGCCATGGCCACCTGGGGTGGCGGAGGGCTGATTGGTGGCAGGGGCACGGCCGGGTAGGTGCCGAAGTTCGGGATGCCCAGAGTTTCGGCCAGCGTCACGATGTCCAAGTAGCCCATCCGCGCCAATTGCAGATGGAGCATTTTCTTTTCCTGGGCGTTGACGGCCAGGACGGAGTTCGGGGCAACCACAAAGACGAACTGCTTGTGGAAGAACTGCGCCCGCTCGTCGCGTGTCGTAAGGCTGGCATCCAGCTCCGGCGTGTAGCCGGCATCGGCTGGGGACAGTGCCGGAACCATGTCGCCCGGGTCGAAGTCGAAGTCGGAGAGCGTCTCGCCGGCAGGCCCGAGGATTTGCACCCGTTTGGTCGTGGAGAGGAACTGGAAGTAGTTGACCTTCAGCATCTCCGACACGTCCCGGAGGAAGATTTCCACCTGCCTGGCCTCAGACCGGATCTCGGGCGTGAGGGCCTCGTAGTACTTCTGGATTGTGTCCGCAGAGGGAAGCTGTCGAAGCTGAAGCAACGCCGCAAGGTTGGCCGTGCCGGACAGGTCGGTGAACTTGGTCGTCAGCCGATCCCACAGTTCCAGGCACTGCTGAATAGCCTGGGCTGACGGACCTTCATCCTTCTTGTAGGGGTCGCCGAAGCCCGGTTGGACCCGGATGCGCTTGCCGGGGCGGCGAGAGTCGAGCAGGCGCATCGTCGATTCCGACACGGCGTTCCGGTTATAGATAATGTCGGGATGCACGTGCTGCCGGAGTGCCAAGCGGGCGTCATGCACGGTCTCGTTGATCGCGTCCTGTACGGGCAGCAGGTCGTTGAACAGCGGAATGCCCAGGAACTGCCAGGGAACCGACCAGAGACGCAAGCGTGCGAACGGCCACAGTCCATGCCAGTAGGTGTTGGTGCCGTCGTAGACGATGGCATCATCGGTGGCCACGATCAGTCGGCCTCGTGGATAGAGCGGCTCTCCGGGGGGAACCACATAGGCGAAATTCGTTCCTGGAGGCCCCATTGGAAGGGCACGATCGGTCAGGTTGCGCGTTCGGTCACGGAAGTACGCCCGATAGAGTACGATCCGGCCCGGTTGCGCCCGGCGTGTGGCTCCGGCCGCACCGCCCTCGATCAGGTCCAACGGCGAGGCGGGCGAAATCAGGCGGCTCAATGCCGTACGGAACCGGCCCATGACGCGGCCGACACCAACGTCGGTAGTTGCCTTGAACAGGTAGGCTCGGGTTGGGTACATGCCACGCAGGACATTGATCGTGTGCAACTCGCGGAAACAGACACCCTCCCACAGTTGCGGGGATCGGGCCTGAGAGGGTCGAAGCGGCAACGTGTCACGGGGATCGCGGGCCGAGAGCTGATGCGCGCCCCCCAAGGGAGCGTGCGGATCCCAATCAACCACCAAGTCGCCTGTACCGCCGGCCAAGGCGTACTTGATGGTGTCCCCCAGGTCGAGGTCGAACCCGCAGGTCACGTACTCGGCAATGGCGTACTGGTTGAGCAGGTCGGCCTGCTGGTGGTAGGCGGGATTAAGGGCACGCCAGCCGGCTGCCGGCTGGAGATCGGTTAGCGCAGACACGTGCGCCTGGATGGCCTTGCGACTCTCATTGACGACGACCTGAGGGAGGTAACGCAGCTTCCGGTGCTCGGCCGTTAACTGCTCGCCCACGATGTACTGCTGGGAGCGGTCGATGGCCTCATAGGAGGGGTCGGAACGGTTGATCAGGTCGCCTTCCTGGATCCACTCCTTGAGCCAGCCCAGCACCCGCGGATCGCCGTGTTCGAGCGACTCGGCTGACGTGGCTGGCAGATCCTGTACACCGGAGGGAGAGAAGCTGGCCATCAGTGCTCATCCCGGATGTCAGTACGGAACCCGATCCGCCGATACCACACCGTTCGGCCATCTGGATCGTAGAGGATCACCTCTCCGGAACGTTCCACATCAGGGACCATCACCCACGCACGATCGTTGACGTCGACAGGGAGCGGATGGCTGTTCTTCACCGGCCGGACAGGGGGGAGAGGGCGTCTTGACATCGGGCTACTTGGCCAGGCCGCTGGTCGTGGCGTCGGAGACGCCGGGGCCGTAGGCAGGCTCCTCCTGCATGGGCATCGGCCGAAAGCGACGGAGAGAGGCGGGGTCGGGCCTCTCTGCCGGGTCGGGGCCGAAGGTGTTGACCTCGCGGTTCGAGCGGTATTGGTGCAGCATGCGGAAGCGCATCGGCTGGCCCTCGCCATTCCGGGCCTGCCGCTCGGATTGAGCCTCGAGCTGGTGCATCTGCCGGAAAGACTCGATCCGCACGGGCCGGTTCTGGCCGTCATAGACGGTGAACTCCTGTCCCGGCTCGAAGGCATCCACGGCCCCGACAGCCGGAATCCACACTGTCGGAGCGCCACAGTGTGAGGGCGGATCGGCCTGTGCCCCAACGGCAACCGGCCGGTAGATGTCGGTCAGCACCTGCCCGCAACGTCGGCACCAGAAATCATGAAGAGGCACGGGACTCCCGCTTTCTCTCTCAGGAACCTTCTGTAGGAGAAGGCTGGCCCCAGAACAGCTCCTGCTCGATCCGGGAAACCACCTCTTTGATCTCCCGTTCGACCGACCGGTTGCGCTTGCGGGCACGCCGTGCCAGTTCTTCGAGTTGTCCGGGCGTAAAGGACAACTCGATCTCCCCCACGCGCAGCAGGGCCAGACGGCGAATGCCGTTGACGAGGGCGGCGGGCGACTGCAGGCTCGGCGCACCCAGAATGTCCTGAAGTTGCCGACAGGCATCGGCCGGCAGCACGAGCTGGCGCTCATCGGCCCACTCATACAAGCGCGGGAACTCCACCGCACTGACTACGGACAGTATCTGTGACCCGACACTGACAATCCAGTCCGTTGGCGCGACCGACATGAGGCGGCCATCGACCAGTTCGACGGTGTGGGGGGCGGCGGCCTGGTACGCCGTCAGGATGCGGCTGCGCTGCCGGACGGCTCGGCGCCCGGAATCAGTGGAAGAAGAAATCGTCGATCCGACTGCGGTCGTCCCCGGTGAACTCGTCATCAGCGTCTGCGCCATGGTCGGCCTCCTCAGCCGTGACAGCGGTGTTGCGCCAGTCGGCCGGCGGGCGGTGGGACTGTGCGGCCATGGCCGCGGCCGCCGCCTTGCGCCGCCGCCGCTCGGCAATCGGCTCCACCTCTCCGCCGCTCATGCGATACGCCACATAGTAACCGATTGCCGCCGCCATCATCGCATCGTCGTGCTGGCCGCGCGCGGCTTCGGCCTCACCCAGCGTGCTCTCCGTCACCAGATGCCGAAGCTCATGGCGGGTGACGGCGGAGTTGAGAATAAAGTCCGGCTGGTGGGTGATGGCGTCGCGGGTTGTGACGGCCGCATGAAACGCCGAAAGCAGCATCGGCCGTGTGCGGCTGGTCGTGACCCATCCGATGCGCGTGGAAAAACGGCGCTCGGCCTGGGCGGCATCCGCGTACTCCCAGACGTAGAAGTGCGTGTAGCCCAGATGGAGTTGCAGCAGGTCCTGGGTCGCAAGGCCGTGGTTGTTCGTCTCGATGGCCGCCAGAGCCTCCACACCGTCCTGATCGGTGTAGTACCGGCCGATCGCGTCGCAGACAAAGGCCAGATCCTTGGCCGCTAGGCGGTTGGTCACGTACTGCGCCACCTGTTCGGC